CTAATTGTTGTCAATAACTTGACACCATAATTCGCCAATGTACTTTCTTAGCTTATTGTATTTGATAGCTTTCTTGACTCTGTAAAAAGTATACAATTTTGAGAATAAAATAGCAATTAACGATAAAGCAAATGCAAGTAAAATAGCTAAAAGGACGTTGTTGGTAATTCCAAAACCATTACCTGTAAAAAGATTAATAAGTATCGATACACTAGCAATAACTGGATACACAAAAGATACAATATTTGATAGACACTCGTAATAGATAACTTTCTTAGCTCTCTCAATTAAGGATTTTTCGCTATTTATCCCAATGTAAATACTCGAAGGTTTTAAATTATTTTTACTTATAAATAAATTGATAAGCAGCATCGACAAAGCAACCCCTAATTCAATCATATGTTACTTCCTCCTCCATTAGTAGTCTGCTACTACTTAGTGTAATTAACAACATTAATGAAAAACCCTGGAGTAATTCAGGGAGCAAGCTCAAAATCATATGCACGGTAAGCTAGATTAAGCTGTTGCAAGCTTATTTACTTAATTATCTTTAAGTTAATTACTTGAGCGTTTTCGCTCAGAGTTCCATGATCTAGAGTAAGCAACTCTTCTAATTCAGATACAGGAAAATTGAATGTATCCCTGATATCTTTTTTTGAAAGTACTCCTTTATCCAAAAGTAATTCTATCCCTTGTCTTAAAGCTAAGGGTCTTTCTGGGAGTAGCACATCATCTAAAGGTTCTTTTTTTCTCATATTTAGTTTAGAAATTTTTTTCCGCAAATACAGCGTTTGGTCATCTGATAGATAACCCAATTCGTTACACCTGAATATCATGGCTTGTATTGAAACTTTCCATCTTTTCTTTAGTACTATAAAATGATCCAAACTAGTGGACATGATCTCTGAACTAAAACTGTTTTCTGGCAGTAAGAAAGCTGAGGCAAAACTATTCGCTTCTTTTTCGATAGATATTAGCTTTTTTGCATCTTGTAAAGTTGAAGGGTGATGATGTCTATGCAATATTGCATGCCCCAACTCATGTGCTAAATCAAATCGAGATCTAACTGCACAGTTTTTATCTGAACCAAGAAAAATTATTGGCTTATCTCCAATCCACCTAGAAAAAGCATCAATCTTGGAATCGTTTATAGGAATTTGCGTCACAATAATCCCATTTTTTTCTAAGAGAAATGTCAGATTATCAATCGGACCATCCCCTATATCCCAATAACCTCTTAAAATATTTGCTATCTTATTTATATCATCGGGAGAATATGCATCTTTGATTAATGAATCATCAAAATCAGGTAAGTTTAATTTAGGAAACCCTATATACTGTTCCACAAAGCTGTAAACTCTATTCATCCATATAGCACGAATTTCACTAACATCTCTATTTTTCCTATCTGCTGATTTTAGGCTCCTAAAATAAATAGGCCCTTCTTGCTTACTAGAAATTTTGTTTTCAGTGTAGAAAAATGCGAGAGGGAATTCCAATGCTTTTACGATTTCACTAAATACTGGAGCTGATGGAACGCTAAGCCCTGATTCATACTTGGAAACAGATTGCCTTGATACACCAATTTTTTCTGCTAATTCGGTTAATGTATACCCTCTAGCAATTCTAGCTTCTTTTAACTTATCTTCAAAAGGGGTTCTCTTATTTTTATTTATTGTTTTCTTCAATTTTTAACACTTCCTTTGCATACTGTGTTAAGGTTACTAAAGATTCTTCCTCTTCTTGTTTAGAAGGTACTAATATTTTTCTATCTAATAGATTAATTCGTTCACGCCAAAACTCATTGTTTTCATCGGGTAATCCCAAACAAATGAAATCAGGTCTAACTCCGTTATGCCCATGAGTAAGTATAAAGTATAATCTGCTAGGATCAGCATTGTCCTCAGAGAAAATAGACAATTGATTATTAGCAGCTCTTTCATTGCGATAAATAGCTTTTCTAGGGAGTTGAGACTCTACTTGTACATGACTTAAAGTAACAATGAATGAACTATTATAAATCTCAAGGAATGGGTAATTACTTTGCTTATTATTGGAAACTTTATAATTTACGCCTTCAATAAACCCCTTCTCAATCATTCTAATCAACTCATGTTGTACCAAAGTTTGTTTCAGGATTGATACTGAATTACTAAGCATAGGCCCACTCAAAATAGGGAATTCACTCTTAATATTCTCAACAACTTCATATGACCTTGAAATTGAAGCAACAATCTGTGACATATTGCTTGATGATATTTCTTTGCTTATGTAGTAATTACTTAACATAGACTCCCTCCTTTAATTGCGCTTCACGTATTATGTAACTATTTTACCCTATTTATGTGTTTTGCGCAACCTTAATTTCAAAATATATTGTTTTGCGCAACAAAAAAAGCCCCGGATCACTCCAGGGCTTCATCTTCATCCTCTTCAATTGTATCAAGAAACCCCTCAGGGTAATAAGTGTTATAAGTGTTCCCGACATTGCTGTCTCTATTAGCATCCACATGAGCTTCAGATAGGATATACACTATCAATGTTGACCCTGCCATTATTACCGATGCAACCTTTTCAACATCAGCTTCAGCAAAGTTGAATGCAAACATCATTGCTGATATAAACCCAATCAATGCAACCCACAGCTTTCGGCTCGATAACTTTTGTTTCCAGTCTATCATTTTATTTCCTCCTTTACCTAATCCCGTTTATCTCATCGTAGTCTATAACGTAATTCATATCCATGTGCTTTAGATTGATCTCCTTGTTATACTCCAGATAGAACTTATAGACAAACACTGGACCAGCTACGGCCTCCACAGCAAATATACCAAGGAGTGTTTCGCTCTGCATAAGTATTGCCATATAGAGGGTAATGATTTGAATTACGAAGCACCAAATCATAAAGGACCAGAATGCCTTTTTATCGGTCCTAGTCCTTTTCTTTGTTTTGATTCCTAAAGCTTTTCTCATCTCTGGTATGTTCATGTTATCAGTCATTCCAGATCACCGCTTTCTTCGACTGATCCCATCCTACTTTGAACCCCAAAGTCTCTCCAAGGATCCTGGCGGGTATGTCTTTACCGTCAATTTTGATATAGCTGATGTCTGACTTAATGGACCCTGCCACTGTTCGAGCACTGCCATTAATGATTAGGCTTAACCCTACATCACCCAGCTCCGCTCTTATCATATCCAGGAATCTTTCCCAGCCCATATCAAGTGTACGATGAGGACAATACTTGCCGGAGTAGTCTTGGTGTTTCTTTACCTTGGTGATATCCCAGCCATACTCTTTAAGCTTATAAGCTATGAATTTGGCTGCCAGCTGTTCAGCCTTTATAAATCTGGCTCCACCTGACTTAGAGAAACATATCTCAATGCCTATGCCCTTTCTGTTGCCTTCACCTGAGCCTCCGTCCCCTGCGTGCCATGCGTTGCGATTCTCTGGGATACCTTGCACGATTTCTCTATCGTCTACTGCATAATGATATGATACCTGGTTGTCATTCTTAATCATGTAAGCTATCTCGTTTCTTGCAGTCGCATCGTTTGCTGTATTGTGTACCACTATAACTTCAGGTTTCATCGAGTGAGGCGCTTTCAGCTTATACTTTGTCAATGGCAGCATGTTCTTTACTACTTGCATTACATCACCTCCCAATGGTCTGGATGTACCAAATAAAAAACCCTGCCAGCATTGCGACAAGGCTTGTTATCATCCATTTTAGTGTACCAACAAGGTTTTTGATTTGTTCCACTAAATTTCGTATTTCTACTTCATTAGCACTTCGGTAATTCTCCAGTGTCTTGATCCGGTCTGAGTGGTTGTTTAATCGGTCGTCATTCTTTTCTAATCTCTCGTCAATCTGCCTGTGTTTTTCCTTGCACATATCCTCCATTGGCACACCCCCGTCTAAATAATCTCTTTCCAGCCTGCCGGATACGTTGCAGGGCTCCAAGTATTGGCGTCAATCAAGCTCTCATAAGTCTTGCCGTTAGATGTTACCCTGTCTCCAATTTTATAGGCATCATGTGCTCCTGTTGGCTGGGTCCACTCTGCAATGGTTCCGACCGGTATAGCCGGAGAGAACAGTGCCGGTGTTTTATCCGGGGTCCAGTCTAATTGGCTTGTGTGAGATTGTACTACCTTGTACAGCCTCTCGTCATATCGCAGAATCTCCCCGACTGCATAAGCCTTCCCTGCTTCAAAGGCTGGGTACACTTCAACCAGCTGCGTGATCTCCTCTGGATCCAGAGCCTCAGACTTGATGAGGTCCCTTGTGGCTATCTGTGCAGCCTTCCTGCTGGCCACAAATTGCTTGTTAAACTCTACGGCCTTGGCCAATCTTTCATCAAATGTAAACATTATTCGCTCACCCCCAACATTGCATTTATCAATGCTTTCTGTTCTTCCATTTGTTGTTTCAACAGTTCCATTTCTGATAATGGTCTGTTTGCTTCTGCTTCTTCTTGTTGTCTTTTTTCTTCTGCAATTTGAAGCAAATAGCTTTCACTTGGTTCAATTAATAGTCTGACATTATCCTGTATTTCCCACTTTCCATTCACATCTATTTCATAGTTTTTCATTATTTTATCCCCCAAACTTCAAATTTGCTTCCTGCACTAAACAATAATCCAGTATATATTGAGAAACTAATTTTTGTCAGTGTTGTACCTCCTGAATTATATGTCATCATTCCACCACCAATAGAAAACGTTGTATGACTACTTCCAGATACAGTGGTTGAAAATGGTTGTGATGTTAATATATTAACCTTGCCTATAAAATTGGTGTCGCTTCTTATATCTGCACCTGAAATGTACATTTTAGAGGATGTTTGGGAATATGCTGTCGCATTTATATTATAATAAGAAGTGTAATTGCCTGTTGTAACATCATTTATTACCATTTGTAAAGAGTAATTTCCTGTTGTGCTTTTTATATTTGTCAAATACACTTCAATTTCTCTGAACCCTGCTGGGATATTGAAGTCAACCTTTGCAGCTGTTGTAGCAAGTGTCACTGAACTTATTAATGTTTTCCCACTATTTTTGTCTATTGATTGTTTCACTTTCAAAGGGGTCATATATTTAGCATCACTCACCCCAGCTTCTGCATCTGCTTGTGTTGCTATACCATAATTTTCTACAGCGCCTAACCCAACATCAGCCTTAGCAAGAGTCACGGCTCCTGTCTTATCTGCGACTGAAGTTACTGCATTCACCTGTGCTCCTGCTTGTATGCCCGCCAATTTCGATTTCTCAGTATCAGTATAAGCATTGGTATTCGCATTGCTCTCATAAAGTGTTTTGATTTCCGATGCTGTTTGATCTGCTGTGGCGCCTGCTTCTATCCCTGCCAACTTATTTTTCTCAGCAGTAGTGTAATCTTCAGTTGAGAGGCCTTTGCCTGTAACCTTAGCTACCTTGCCATCCTCCAAGCCTTTCAGGGCGATGTCGATCAGGTCCATGTTGTCGTTCTGGTCCTGGATATCGTAAAAATCAATCAAATCTGGTTTTTTAAGATTATAATTTGGAGTATTTGTAGCCATAATCCACCTCCATTAGTTAAATTATTCAAGTGATTCATTTCTCAAGCTGTAGTGAGTAAACCCACCCAAGTATTCATGAGTGTAATCGCCAATAGTCATATGTTGGTTATACCTCAGGTCTATATCAATTATGAGATTCGCAGGGACGATCCTTTTAAGCAGCTGATCTACTTCATCAAACTGTTTTTTAACTACGAGTTCTATCCTAACCTTCAAAGTGTAGCTGCCATGAGTAAGCTCTACTGTATAACCGTCAACCCCACATAGAGCATTAAGCTTCTCCTCAAGCCCTCTAAAAGTGTATGGCAGCTGCTCGTTAAGTCTGGCCAGTATCCTGAATCTCCTATCGTTCAGGCTGTCTGTCGCTTTGGGAGCTATCTTTAGGATCTTCTCTAATCTGAGTACCCCGTTGATAGTAGCCTCAGTTATAAACTGGTCCTTTAGAGCACCCTCTAAAGCATCCCATAGATCGACTATTTCAGACTGCTCTGTCTCCATTAAAGCCTTATATTCTCTTACTTCCCGTAGGACCTGTGGTAGATATTCAATCAAGCTTCTATCCACTAATAACCCCCCTCACAGGAACGCTGTCAGCATCAAGGGTTAGGTTTGATGCCGCACTATTAAGCGTTGTGTCTGCTATATCGAGAATGCCGGCAAGGTTTAGAAGTCTCGTTTCGATTTGGCTTATCCTTACAATAATTGCAGACTCGCTTTCCCAGTTCTCAGCAAGTTCAATAAAATAATTATCTATAGCTTCATTGACATAGGGCTCAATTTCCAGCCAGCTCCAACCCTCCTGATAGGTTATTGTGGTGCTAATATTCACAGTAGTTGCAGTTGCCCCCTCAACAGTCACCACATGGCCTATAGGGGCAAATCCTATCCCTTCTCCGGTATTGACTACCGGATCAACAGCCGTCTGAACATAGGTTATCAGTGTTCCACTCGGTACTCCAAAGGTGGAATCGACTATAACTAGCTTTACTGTCCCTCCACCATCCCAGACTGGATACACCTTGACCCCTCCTACTCCCGGAAGAGCCTTTGTCTTCTGTTTGTAGTCCGCGACGTTCCCACCAAAAGCCTGAGCATCCAATGAGTCGAAATATCTCTGTCTGAGAGCCTCAGTGTCCTCCTCGTCTTCACCAGGGATCAAAATCTCAGTCAGCTCTGCACTAGTAAGACCTGCGATGTACGATATAGGAATCAAAGCTCCAAGGTAGCCATTGCCTATACTTCCGGCAGTCTCGCATTCTAATTTGAATTGACCCGCGTCTATTTTTTCAGTTACTACATAGTTGAGATCCTCTAAGCTGAACCTCGACCCTATAGGTACATCAATATTGAATACACCCTTTAGAATTGCCTTTGTGGCTGGATTTGGAGTCAAGCCTCTCTCAGCTGCTCTTTTAATTAAATAAGTCCTTGACTGTGTATCAGCAAAGGACTCATTAAGTATAGTATCAAGCTCAATGTACATATTTTGTAGTTCAACTGCTGCGGGAGCTAATGCGTTGTAAATGATTGATCCTTCACGCTTATCCACAGTATTGGGGACCCGGTCAAGCATCCGCTGTAAAACTAATTCAAAAGTTACACTCTCGTACATTATATACTCACCACCTTTTCAACCTGGAGCTCACCAAATATTGTGCCGACTTTGAAACTTACAGCAACTTTGCTTTTATCAACATTAAAAACAAAATCACTTACACCCTGGATCCTTGTATCCTGCAACAGTGCGTCAGATATTCGCCTCTTAAGCTCAGGCAGGACATAGCTCACTGGCATCCCGAAAAGGTCCTCCAGCTCTACACCGTAATTCCAGGAATATATGATATGTCTATATCTTTCAATGCTTAGAATGAGGTATATGGACTGTTTGACAGCCTCTAAATCGTCGATATTTCCTCTTATGGAGTTCATGTCGATATCCAGCTTAAATGTCCTTGATATTTCCTCGTCGTACTCAAAATCATTTGTAAAATCATCGTTTACAACTGGGATCATGACATCACCTCACTCTATCTAATATTAAAAATTTCTGGCCGCCTTGGATCTGTAATAGCATCACGGTTTCGCCGACTTTAAGTCCGAAATGAAAAACCATAGTCTTTTTACCTGCTACGGTATGACTATGGCTTGAAAATGAACTTTCTCCTGTACCGCCTGAAGTTGCATCGGTTGAGTGGTCCAGAGTTACATCGACGGAAAAATCCTGAACAAGACTGCTCAATATTAAGTGTTCTGCATCTAACGTCAGTCTTTGCTCTATGTTTATTTTAAGAGGGGATTCTTGAGTTACCTTGCCAAATATTATAGCAACTGGATTTGAGGCTTTAACGGCCTCTACAGCCACTTGCTTGATAGTTTCCAACATGTTAGGCATTTATCAACCCTCCCCTTAAGCTAAGATCCATTACATGATCATCATGGGTGAAAGAATGGCTGACTCGGTCAACAATTAAAAAACTATTCGCAATGATATCACCTAAGTTAAGACTTACCGGTACTGAAGAGCCAGCTCTGATTCTTGCATCCCCAAAAGCATTTGAGATCGTAAGACTTCGTTGCTTCACGTTATAAAGTTTTAAAAGAGCATCAGCTTTTGCTTTACCATTCAACTTATCATCTATGCCTTCATAATACTGCAGCACTCCCCATGTATTTATTTTCGAACTGTCCTGGGCAATGTATATTTCGCGTTTGCCTGTCTCCTCATTTTCATACGACAGCTTTATTTTATTGAAGGTTTGGCCGTCAATTGATGAGGAATACTTAAAGTCTTGAGCGGCTTCATCATCGATAAGTAGATCTATTTTAAGAGACTCAACGTTCTTAAGTGTCAGTTTCCCAAAATCATCATAAAGGACATAAAGCTTGCCAGTACTTTGAAGGGTAATGTCCAAAGCGTTCTGGATCATCTCCATAAGGCTCTTATTGTCTTCTATCCTGGAAGCGATTTTGTGTTGTGTATCCTCCAACTCACCTACTTGTAGCTTGAAGTCCTCTGCAATCATCTTTATCAACTCAGATGCAGTCTTGTTAGAATAAACATAGGTATCTTTATTCTTCAGGTATCGCATCTGATCGTAAGCAGTAACGTTGATCATTCTGTCTTTACTGCGTTCCTTTTTGAAAACAAATCCATAGAAAACATTCTTGCCATCAACTGTAAGTCTGACCGGATTCCCCTCTTGAAAGTTTATTATGCCATCAGGAACTACTGAAAAGGTCAGTTTCCCTGGTTGTCCTTTCCTCTCGGTACTCCATTTTATGGCACCTTCGATTATTGGTTGATAAATATTGCTCCCATTCTGGATAAGAAGATCTATCATCTACTCACCACCTAACCCGGGATAGTTAATACTTGGCCAGGATATATTAAATTAGGGTTGGCTATACTATTCCTGGTAGCCACATCTTTGTATTTCGTGCCATCTCCAAGTAACTTTTTCGATATGTTCCAAAGGGTGTCTCCACTTTGTACTATATATGTCTTAGGCTTTGGAGAAGACTCAGCAGGTCTTTCCTTCTGCACCTTAGCAACGGCACTCTCTATCTTGACCATTTTTGTGCCATAACCCCTGAATTGCTTAAGCATGACCGATATGGTCAATGACTGCCCTTCAGAGGCATCTTCTTCAATCTTGTAATCCTCCAGAGACACATTTAGATTAGTGTCAAATATTAGTCTCCCAGCTGGAGAAGTTCTTGAGCATATGAAGCGGAAAGGCTTTTTACTCAACTTAAATTCTTCGAGTTGGCCAAGATAATAGTCAGCTGGTCTAAATCCATCAGGATAAGAAGCAAAAGGATACCAAACATAAGGCACCATCATGGAGAAACTGATCTCTGATAGTCCAGGGCTCTTTAGAAGGTTAACTTCCCCCTCATTGATAAGGGTGACCGTTTTATTCTGGTTTTTTATTTTAGTTTGTATTTTAGCAGGTGTTACCGGCAGTGCCGTCCTGCCTAAATAAACAGTATAAGCCATTATTCATGCACCCCTTCGCTTATGACCTGCGCAGCCTCCCAGAGTCTATCTTCAAGGGCTGTTACCACTCCGTCAAGATCCATCTCTGAATTTATTTGGTTATTATTCGTCATTTCTATTGTTATCGCAGCAGTAGTGAAGCGATTGATTGCTTCTTGCTCAGCTATCTCTCTCAGGTATTTCAGCTCCTCCTCACTTGTCTCCATGGAATCCTTCATAGCAGCAGTATTTGCTGCAGTATCCCCCATGTAACCAACAGCTTCAGAATTGCTCATTAGGCTTTCCCACTCGAGTCCAGCCTCATTATCCAATTTTCTTTTTTCAGCCTCTGCTCTTGCTGCATCTATCTCTGCTCTTCTTGCAACCTTGGCAGCTTCATTCTCCGCAGCCGCATTTGCAGCAAAGCTTACTTGGGCGATAGCGTCGATATTTACCCCTGGTATCTGATTAAGAAGTGCAATAAAGGCGTTGATCTTGTCTATTGCTCCATTTATCATATTCTCCAAGTGTTCAAGCACGAATACCTTGGCGTTTCCGGTTGCCGTTTGTATAGCATCCATGGCCATCATCCAGGCAATCTGTATCCCGCCTACGGACTGGACCCATTTATAGATGATTCCTATCAACACGCCAATAGCCATAGCTACCCACAAAGCTGGATTTGCTAGCATCGCTGTTACCAGTGCTTGATTGGCTGCTACGGAATGCCACTCGATAGCTGTTTTTATAGCTGTTATGGCTGCGTATGCTCCTACCGCTGCAGCAAGTCCCCAGAACACCGGTTCAAGATTTGCCCAGTTATCATAAATCCACTGAGCTCCTCTGCCTATTGCCTGGATCACCGGCTCAAAGATTTGCAGCATAGTATTGCTTAAGATCGTACCTATCTGTGCAAAGGTCATCGGCATCTCTGCAAATCTTGCATTTACATCCTCTGCCGAAGCAAATAAAGCGCCCTTTATTACATCTGCTGTAATTAGACCCTGAGAAGACATTTCTCTCAGTTCTCCGACAGACAAGCCCATGTACTCAGCTATCGACTGAGCCAATAGAGGTGCATTCTCCATGATGGATCTGAACTCATCGCCCTGTAGCCTGCCAGCAGCCATTGCTTGTGTCAGCTGATACATAGCAGCACTTTGTTCCTGAATGCTCGAGCCTCCAATAACAAAGTTCTTATTCATGAGCTCTGTGAAGGCAATCATTTCTTCATTGGAGCTAAAGGCGTTTCCGGCAAGTACTCCCAGCTTTGAAACGACAGACGCAGTATCCATATATGAGGCTCTGGACCTATTGGCTGAGGCGAGAATCATATCCTGAAGCTCTGAAGTGGTTTGTAGCCCATCATTTATAAGATTGAGCCTTGAATTAGTAGAAGTCATTGTATCGGCTAAGTCTATGATTTGTTTAGCACTGAAGGCAGCTCCTGCACTTATGGCAAGAGTTCTGAGTTTGCCCATTAATCCTGAGCCTTGATTCAACTGAGAATTGAATCCCTTTTGTGCAGCCTCAGCTTGTTGTATTTCCTGCTCTATTTGACTTATTGCAATCTCAGCTTTATTGAGCTCATCTCTGGCGGCCTTTATACTGTTGTTGTCGATAGCTTTGCCCGATGCGGCTTGCACAGCCTCAAAGCTGCTTAGAACCATATTCATGGCGTTATTCATACTTCTAAATGCTGGAGACATGCCATCATATATTTGAATAGCAGATCTTATTGTTCCCATTTTCTCACCTGCCCTTACCTCTTTTAGGTGTTTTCTCAGCCTTCTCTTTTTCTTCTTTCTGCCTGGTATCTATAGCTGCGACTATAAACGCGCGTTCATATCTGTCAAGTTTCAAAAAGTCTGAAGGCAGCATATTGAACTTGTGAAGGCAATAATAAGCATAGTTTGACTCAAAATCACCTTCACCTATTAGTTTTTTGCATCTTCCACCAGTTCGTCAAACCCAGTGTCATAGCCATTTACTTTTTGTACTTTTTGTAAATAATCCGAATATTCACCAGGGTTAAGCATCTTCTTAAGAAGTGCATCTGATCCCATGACTCCGTAAGAATTTTGCAGCTCTACATCGTCAAGATTTGGGAAGACCGTACACATTGCTGCCAGCTTCCCCAGATATAGATTAAAATCGGTTTCCGGAGTATATTGATTCTTTTTTCCTGGTATTGGAACACGGCTCGTACATGTCTTTCTAAGATTCTCATCTTCAGTGGAAGTTATGCATTTAATCTCCCATTCCACAGGGTCTCCTGCATCATCAAGAAATCTCTTGGATGCAACATATTTTACATTTTCGACCTTTATCGCATTTTGTGCTAAAAAGGCGGATAGACTCGTCATATAGCTTCATCCTTTCAAAAAGTAAGTCACTCAGGCCGAAAGTGGCCCGAGTGCTATATTACATCCCCGGCAAAAGACCAAACTCTTCAGGCATTTCAAAATCCTCAAAAGTGAAGTCTATTGTCTCTTCCAGGTAATCTGCATCTGCATCGAATTTAGCAAGGACCCCTCCGTCCAGATTACAATCTTTTAGGATAATTGTCTGTCTTCCTACGATTGATGTAGGATCTTCGTTTGTCACCTGGATGTCAAAATAGAAGTCCTCACCGGTGTCCTTGTATTTCTTAAGGAGCTTTCTGAAGATGCTGGTGTTATAATGGAAAGTCGCATTGCCAGCTCCTCTCCAGCCCGTAGATTTATTGCCCTTACCTGTTTTGCCTAGTATCGGGACCTCTACTTTATTCTTCTCGATGCTTGCTTCAAGGTTTATAGCTTGCATAAACTCATAACGATTCCCGTCAAGAGTTACAAAGCATTTCGCAAGAGAACCGCTGATAGCATCTTTAGAGTTCATTATATTGCTCATCTATCTCACAACCCCCTCTCCTATTCGATCACAACTGTCATATAAAGCTGAGCCATGGCGTTGACCGGTGTAACCACATCATTGACCACTACCGCTTTTTTAGTTACTCCTGCTGCAACCTGAACGTTCTCAGGAACAAAGTCTTCAATCGCCCTTATGGCTTGAAGCTGCTGATGATGCGATACAATGTCGCTCCATAGGCTTATCCTTCCATCCGCATCATTTGGTACACTTCCCAAATACTTCGAATTGAACAGTGCTGCGATATCATTTGCAATCTGATCCAGCACTCTGATAGTCTGATTGCTTCCAAAATCTTTAGACTTTTCGTCAGTTACACTGACAAATGTATTGATGTCCTCAAGTACTCTCACTTGATCACCAACCTTGTGGAACATGAATTTTCCATCCGTCAGCCCAGTTTCGAGTTCAGACTGCTTATAATTTGTATCAACTGTAAATTCGCCATCATAAACTCTATTTGTGAGACTCTTGTTCACTGCGCATCCTGCCTGAGCTCCAGCGACCCAAAATACCAAGGATGAAGCTGCAGGTCCACTATCAAGGATAGTGTTCTCAACAGAGATTACTCCTTCATGGTCTGCTGTTGCAGTCTTATAAACTACCGCCTGGAATTTTACCCCAACTTCATCTCTCAATCTCTTAGTGTACTGGACAAACAGGTCGATGATCTCAGCAGTTGTTGATAAGCAGCCTATTGCGTTAAAGCTGAATGCCTCAAGCGCATCAAGTGCTGCCTGATATTCTGTACCCGTCAATGCATCTCCGTTGCTGCCCAGAGTCAAAGCAAGCCCAGCAGTCTCTGTCATTACAACATTGGTCTTCCAGATCACGTAGTCATTATCCAGAATATTATCTGTATTCGGCAGTACTGTTTGCTTATCGACAAGAGTAGTCCCCAAGTAAGTCGATACATCCATTTTAGTTATATCGTCAACATTTACCGCTACTACTGTCTTTAGATCATTACCTCTTAGTCCTTTGTACTTAGCGGTACAATAGGTGTTTGAAGCTGCAACTCCATTTTTCATAAGCTTATAAAAATGAGCATGCTTGATACTTTTGAACATGTCCCGCAAGCCCTTCATATTGCTGTGTGTATAGTCATAACCGAAGATCTTTAGTGAATCTTTCTGGAAATCTTCAGCTGTGACAGTGAATACTGCTTCGTCAAGCCCCCAGTCAAGCTCCATAGGCATTGCAACGACTCCTCTGTCTGCCAGAGTAGCTGATGCTCTTGCTGCGCTTATGAAGTTGATATAAGAGCCAGGCAACACTTTATTTTGAGTGACAAATGTTCCGCCGCCTAATGCCATATTATCTCACCTTCTCTTTCATAAAATTTTCTATGAGCTCGTCTACCTCGACCAGCGTGTAGGTTTGGTCATCTTTGAGTACTACATTGACTACATCCCTATTATGCTGATACATCCTGGAGGAGGCTATCTGCCCTTTGGTAAAAGCGATCCTCTGTTCCTCTGAGGCTCTTACCTCTTCTTTTTTCTTAGACGCCATATCATCACTCCTCTATACCATTTATAAAATCCAAAGTCTCCATTGAATCAGCTGGTGCTACCGGTTTGATTATGTGCATATTGTACTGCACGAAAAAATGTAGCACACCATCGATCACCTGATGATTCATCTGGACTCCTCTGACTATATTAGCTTCAACTTCTATCCACTCCATAGCCATATACATGCTCTCTGCGACAGCCTGCATCTCAGCGTTGCTGTCTGGACCCACCGGGAAGTAGTGGATGTCAAATGGACACTGTCTAAAAAATCTAGTGCTTAGCACGCTCTCTTCAGATGGGTTGAGGGCTATAATGAAAAAGCAAGGCTCTTTTAGACCTTGCTTAATGCTCTCACTGTATATCTTGTATCCACTGCCAAATACCTGATTGAGCTTAATGGATATACCATCTATTATTTTATTTACCATCAAAAATCCCTCCCAGGTACTTCATAAGCTTCTTTTCCAAGATCTTAGGTGCTTGAGCATCCAGTTCCTGTTCTGATATCGTGAGCATGAATTGACCTGGCACCCAGCCTTTATGATCCCTTGTCCTATGGCCGTACTCCACGTAAGAAGCATATTCCACGGAGTTGACTATCTCTATTTCATACATATCCCCGACTTTTCTTACCGCCAGTTTATCCACAAATGCTTTTGCCCCTGCATCACCATTAAAGATTGCTGAAAGCTCAGCTTGTCTATGGCTGTCAGCGGTCCATCCCCGCCTTAGAGTTCCGCCCTTGTACCCATCCGACCAGTATATAGGATTGAGAGTTGGAGTCCTTTTAATAACTTTACCTAATAGCCTAGCTGCAAGCTCCTTTGCTGCAGCTTCAAAGAACTCCTGCCTTGCAACTTGTTCAAGTTTCTCCATTTCCTTCTTAAGTCTCTCGAATTGTCTGTAATCTACCTTGCCCCATTTTGCCATTATGCCCACCCCTTGAAAATATCAAGTGGAATTTCCTGATGATTATTGAATATTCCAGGCTCCCCACTTTGTTCATAATCGATCACCAACCCATTTCTATTGACTGATATTTTAGATCCTGGAGGGATGGCTACATCCGGGGAGAGAAATAGTTTCGCTTTTTGAACTATAGTTGCTGCATTATCAGCCTGATTAGTAGTACTTAATGACTCAAAAGACAGCTTGCAAGGTACGTTTGACAAGAACACCTCATCCGTGAAGGTCGTCCTTTTATTGATTTGACTGACGACTTCTTTTTTTGTATAGACCGTACAGCGGTCTTTCCAAAGCTTTAGCAGGGAGGAGTGCGTATCTACCATTTTAAACACCTGTATGCCGCAAAGGACCCTCTGCCATAATTGATGAGGTAATTGATAAACACGTCGAGTCTTTTCTCGGGAGAGTAGGTCACATCGAACACAACGTTCGTATCCCCCTCCTGGATCTGCTTCTCAACCGCAGAAAGATCAAATCCTTGAAGCTGGCCGGAGGATTTCTTAGACAATAAGAACTCACCTGCAGCCATATCAACTGCAACAGAATACAGCCCCTCAGGTACCTCACTCACATTGCAGTCCGCTTTGATGTAATCCTGTACTTTAGTGATGATGAAATCCAGCACCCAAGCATCCGCGCTTTCTACGATATACCCGAAGGATGCAAGTCTTGCTGTAACGTCATTCAACATGTCTCATCACCATCCTTTATTTTCTACCACGTTTAGTTTTAGGAGGAGATGTCTTTTCCAAATCATCGAGTTGATCCTTGACCACCTCGACATCCATGATAAACGATTCCTCCATTGTTTCCTCTATATCATATCCTTTGTCTTTGAACCACGTAAGCAGGTAGGGATCAGTGCATTCACCGATCCCTTGAGTAAACTTTACTCCTGCTGATATTCCGTTATATTCAGTGTTTGGGGCTTTTACCTTAGCCATTAGGCTTTCACCTCGACCTCTACAGTAGAAGTTACCGCAGCAGTATTCGCAAAAGGTAGTGGCAACGTGCCGAGGGTAGCAGTGAAGGTGTACTTTGCAGCAGCCTCTTTATCATAGGTATCAGTATCGACCCAAGCTGCGACCGGGACAGTAGCTTTGATGCCATCATCGAAGGTTGCAGTTACAGATGTAGGAAGAGCTGCTTTTACTGCAGCCGCATCTGCATATACAGGTTCCGCAACAGTCCCGCCGTCTACATCGGGAAGTGCATCGAACTCAGTTATCTCGATTTTCATCAGCGTGATCAAAGCGGTCTCAAAAGCAGCTACAAGAGCCGCCTTAGTCATGCCAGCAGGAACGACGCCGATGTATGGTGCAAACTTTATTAGCTCCGATACAGGAAGATAATCCCAAGGGGACAGGGTATCAGAACCAGCAACTACTGTATAGCCCTTAGCAGTAAACCACGCAAGCAGAACAGTTTCAGCATCGGGCACAGCAGCAGCGCCATAATAGAAGTCAACACCATAGTCACAGTTATGGTTTTGATTTACAGAATATATTCTTGCCATAGAGCAATGCTCCTTTCTTTAATTACTGAACCTTGATTTTTCTCAAGACTCCAGCTGCCTTAGTAGCCTTAAGGGCAACAGCTGCAACCATCTCAACCTCACCCTTCTTAACTGCTCCGGCAGTCTTGAAGTCAGGCAGCCAGATGCTTACTGGAGCTACTCCGGACATAGACACTCCATGGAAGCCGTCCATACCAAGTCTTACAGCATATAGAGAAGTCTCGCCAGTTGCAACGTCTACTCCAACAACAGGATTATTGGATCCAGCTTTTGCACCTAGATCGACAAGCGGAGTTACTCCGTAAAACTCGACATTTTGTCCAAACTCATTTGGCTTGATCATGTACATCCCTGCTCTTCTTGCAACCGCTCTTATCTTAGCGATAAGCTTAGTGTTGCCCATGATAGCTGATGGAGTACCATCAAGGCCCATTAGAAACTCGTCAAGAGTATCGAGGAATACCTTGTAGTTTGTATCCACCAATGCAGAAGTAGAAAGGTCTATAGCTGCTCCGGGAGTGTACTCAGTGGAGGAGCCAGTCAAAGCCTTCTCAAGTCCATCAAATGCGTTAGCGTCAACTGCGCTGTCTCCATTGATGATCGTATCATTGAAAAGTGCTGCAGCTGCTTTAGCCTTCTGCTTGATTTGAAGGTCCACCTCGCTGACGATACCACCCATGTTAGCTATTACTCTGTCGATCTCAAAAGACCCACCAAATACCTTAAGGTCAGTGGTGTATCTTTGTCTTGTAACTTCCTGTGCTTGGTACTCGTTGTTTATTGCTCTGAATGCTGCTGTAGGCTGAGTGATCAGTCTAGTGTAACCGTAAGTAAGAGTTGCTCCTCCTCCGGTTGGTGATACTACATCATCAAAAGTGATATTGTTGAACAGGAAGCTTGATTTCGCAAACTCATCAATAACTCCCATCTGAAGATCGTCTTGTACGTTTAACTTCGCCTGTAATAGTGTAACTGCCATTATTATTCCACCTTTCTAGTTTTATTCGCCCTCTAATCTTGCCCTTATAGCGTCTGCTAAGGTCCCTCCAGTTCCTCCGGATCCCGGGGTACCGTCCTTTTTCTCTCCTGGAACGAAGCCCTTAAATTTCCCTTTACCAGAATCAGTATTGAATAAGAATTTTGAGTCCTCTGCTTCCTGAAGCTTCTTAAGCTGGTCCTCCAGACCTTTGACTGATTCTCCTTCAAGCTCTGCATTACTTAGATCTAAAAGCGCTTTTACTGCTTTGACATTCTTCGCGTTTGCACCTAACAGCGCCTTCTCAACTGCAGCATCAAGTTTTATTTGCTTGAGCTCTGCCTCATAGGTTGCCTTGGCTGCTTGATTATCACCCTGAAGCTTCTCGATCTTAGCCTTGAGCCCTTCAGCATCGATTTTCTTTAGATCTTCAAGCTGCTGGTCCCTTGACTTGATGTCATCCTCCAGCTTCTTCTTAGCATCGTTGACCTCGTCAAATCTCGTCTTAGGAATAAACCCTTTAAGCTCTTCAGTTGAAGCTTGTGCTGCTTTTTCTGCCATATCTTCTGGTAATCCCAGTTTTACAAAATCTTCTTTTTTCATATTTATCTCCTTTCAAATACATTATTTTAGCGTGGTTCAGTCCACGTCATTTGTCTTTTGATTTAACGTCTTAAATACCAAACAGACGATATTTAAACCTTTATTGCCTGATATTTTGCATAACAAAAGCACCTGCATTGTGCAAGTGCTTTGATTTGTGGTATTTAATTTTGAGCGGATGTGGTCAATCTATCGATTGTTCTACGGAGTATCCCATTTTCATCATCTTCGACTATCTCCCACTTCCCAAATACTGTGCCTGATACGTTCCCTGGATTTACAGGATCGTACAAATATCCTTCTGGTTCGTTGGGATCATCATCCACAACTCTGAACATGTCCTCTTCAACCCTGAGTATATCATATATCTTGTTTGAGGTTAACGTCATCACTCCTATAGTAGCCCCTACATACCTCGCCTTCATACCTTGATCACCACCTCTTTAGCAGGTTCTCTACTAACACAATCTTATAATTCACCTATTAAGTCCATGATGCTTTCACAGACTATGCCTTCTTCAGTAACCTCATCAGAGCTTATACAATTTGATGAAAAATAATCGGAAACCTTGTCATCCAATTCATCAATGTCATCATCCGAAAGATCATCATCAATATCAAAACTTAGATCCAGATTCTCCAATAATTTCACCTGTTCAGGACTAAAGTCAATTTTCATTATTTCCCACCATCTTTCAACTTCTTCAGTTTTTTCGAACTTGTTTTCCAAAGAGTGATTATTTTACCCGTTTCAGGATTGACATGAACCCTTGCTACTTCACCAAGAAACTCTTGGTTTACACCATTAGTGCTTTGTTTTATTTTACCAATTTTGAGTGGATTTTGCAAAGCATTAACAATATCTTTATTGGTAATACCTCTTTCAAATGCCCTTTGAGTTGCATGGTTCGAAACTCCTGAAATAGTAATATCCGTAATTGTCTTGGTTCCAATAATCAAATTAATGCTATTACTTCCATTATCCACAAAAGCTTCTTTCCACTCTTTATACTTCATGTCACTTGGTACATAATAAGTCTTCCCAGCTAAATCCCGTGCGATACGCTCACCGTAGTTATCATCAAAATATGGAGCTGTCACAGTTCTGCACCAAGGATGGAATGGAGGAGCTGTTGAGCCGACCTCATAGTCCTTCATGTCAAAGACCTCACCATCAAGGTCCTGGCATATCTCTGATGTGTGATTGTCGAGCGTGGCCACTATTTCATATCTCTCGACGTCAAGATCATTGTAGCAATCCTTTTGTGCTGCAGATGAGAAGGCTGCAGCCTCTGTCATTACCAACCTGCCGGTCTTATTCTTGTCTTTATTTAGTCTTGCGGCCATCCCATTAATCAGGTCTTTAGGGTTCTTGCCTGTGATCACTGATTGCGTTAAATCTGTCTGGAGGTTAGTAATGAGACTTAGTTGGTTGTCCCATAGCCTTTGACTGAAGGTTTTCCCATCTGCCGACCAAGGCTTACTTATGATCCTGTCGAGTTTCCCTTTTTCGATAGCGTGAAGACTCCAACCGATATTAAATCCCTTTTGTATTTCCCAGGCTGTATGATAATACCCATCCTGGTAGACTTTTCTCATCAGCTTGTCAATATCATCCACTTGATTACCGTATAGGACCTCGACCTGATGCTGCATCTGCAGTCTTAATGACTCGAGGCGAGAAATGTGCACTCGTGCTGATGCATTTTCAAGCTGCTTCATCCATCGGCCGTTTAGAGCATTCTCTTCTCCATACTTGATGTAGTCATAAATACTCCATTTGAACTCCTCAAGCTCTTTAGTGTTAAGAAGTCTTTTAGCCTCTGCCATATTAATTAAGTTATTGTCTGCAAAACGTTGATACCATCGAGCAATATCCTTCTCAATGCTTATTGCAGCAGTTCTGTATTCCCGCTCAATGTCCTGAAGATACTTCTGCCCTTTGCTTAATAGAGCCCCTTCAAGTAGGACCATCCTCTCTTGCCAATATGCATTATTCTTCATTACCTTCACCGCCATCCATTCCAGAAGGCATTACCGGTGCAAATGCATTGCTATACTCCTCTATAGCTTCCTTTTTCTCATCCTTAACTCGCTGTATCTCTCTATCGACATCATCTACCCATGGATGCTGACTTATGATTGTTTCATTGGATAGGATCCCGACTGATTTGGAGCAATTGTCTATTACTTCAGACTCGTTCATCATCATATCTCGATTGAATATGATCTCAATATCCGTGCCTGTAAAATCTCCCTTCCCCTTGTTGAATAGATGCGCATTGATAAACCATAATAGCTCTTCGAAGGATGCCTGGAACTCTGTCTCCATTTCATTTGCGTCAAGGTCGATGTCGTTGTACATGCTCTGGATATTCATCTGGTTCGGCTCGCCATTCATTCTATCGTCTTTGGCATCATATCCTCTTGCGTTTTCTATAAGAGCCTTCTTGAATATTTCTATGATGGCCTTATAATTGTCAGCATCCACCGTCACAGTCAAGGTAGTAACACCACCCTTAGCTCCATCAACGCTCTTGACCTTAACAGCACCATACGTTGCAAGGTTATGCCTGAACTCTGCCAGATTCGTTCCATCATAGTTCTCAATTACAAGGATCGTGTTTCTTGCATCCTCCTGCATATTGTTTTCAAAGTCAGACAACATCGTGTTGATTCCATCTTGAAGAGATTTCACTCGAGTGATCAGCGGGATCTCTTTATTATTATACTTAAAAGGAATGAGAGGTATCTTGCCTTCCCAGTTGAACCCCTGCAACACTCCATCCTCGTCCTCGATCATCAGGTAGTTACTTGAAGGTTCCTCAACATCTGGTATGAGAGATCCATTAATAAGCACGTAGCGATCTATCCCGTTTTTAGTGTAGACCTCCACCTTTTCAACGGTCTTTTCCTGCCTGCCTTCATACACTTGGACCTCGTATACACGGGCTGCGTAATCCAGCTCTGTATGCTCAGCATCCTTCCAGAATGGTAGTATCTCATAGGGCTCAAACTTCTTGAACTTAAGTTCGCCTTGCTCGTTATAGTAAGGATGCAGCCATCCTATCCCACCATTAAGGGCATCCTCACCTAAATTCTTAAGTGTCCTATGAAACCTCATATTGAACACCTCATTCAAGGCATCCTCATAGTTCTTGTCTTCGGTGCCAAAGGTCAAAGGTTGCCCCAGAAGATAGTTTTTCTTTTGATCCACCATCTTAGCGTACTGATTATCGACTATTCTGTTATTTGGTAAGTTCTCGACTTCCTGCAATAGTCCATCTACACCTATTATGGTTCTCTTACGCTCAAGTATATCGTGTAAACCTCTATAGTATCTCTCGCCAGATATTTGAGACTTTCTTTTATCTGATCTCTTCCACTTGGCAATCTCAAGCTCCAGAAATTGGATGTCTGTTAAAGCTGTCTTAGCTCCGTTTGCTATCATGTTATTGATTATTCCTGAATCTGAATAATTGAAAAACAACGGCGTCACCCCTTTACCTATTAATCAAAGCTGAAAATCTCGCCCATGCTAAACTCTTCCATCCCATACCTCATTGCGTCCATCAGGTGGTTAAAGTCGTCTATAGGTTTATTTATACGTCGTCCAAATTTATCTGTATCCCAGGTGTAATTGCTTATTTCAGTTATAAAGTTTACACACCGGGGATGAATTATGATTTTAAAGTCCTGAATATAATCAATGCCGTGATTTACGCTGTCCTTCCCTTTTCTTGCGGCCTTCATATTTACGAGTCCAAGCTCTCTGAGTCTGTCTATCGACTTTGGTTCAGCAGAGTCAGCTCTTATCCGTTCCTTCGCGTATCCCATCTCATATATCTCTTTGTATATCGCCTCGTTGGACATTCCCTGCTGATACATCTCATCAAAGACGAATATCTCCTTTTTCTGTAGATCGACAAGCCCGCACCAAAGTGCAGAAGGATCGTTTGTATACCCGAAGTCGAGTCCAAAAGCAGACTTTATCCCTGGATGCTGCTTCTTAAATTCATCGGATGTGTGATCAAAATATCCCTCTTCCCAATTTTCAAATACTACACCCTCTACAATGCCCCATTCACCAAGGCCCGCAACGCGGTAACGCCTGGGATTGTTTTTCTTCATTGTCTCAAATACCTTTTTGTCTGCTTCATCCAGCCATTCGTTGCATAAGTAGTTGGTGGTCATAACCAGTATGTCCGGATCAGGAGGAGCGTCAAAGAATCTCTTCTTTATCCAGTGATGCTCGTTCCACGGGTTAAAGGTCAGAGTCACTTGCTTGAATAGCCCTTCCTCGACTTGGCCCCTGATGGTCTCATCCAGAATGTCGAAATCTTCTTCCTTCATGATCTCGTAGGCTTCCTCTATCCAAAGCCAGCAAAGAGATCCTACTTCTACTGTAATTGATGTGACCTTAAGCGGATCATCAAGGCCTCGGAAATATATCTTCTGCCCTGTTGGAAGGTAAGTCATTTCCAACTCTGATTTTGGGACGTCCCAAAATTCCTCTACGCCTAATCTCTTTATGGCCCATTTAAGCTCAGTGTAGCAGGAACCTTTCAATGTCCTGAAGGTCTTTCTAATTACTAATAGATTTGCACCCTTATGCTCCATAATCTTCGTTACATACCAAAGCGCTGCCGTCTTTGACTTCTTGGACGCCCTCGAACCCTTCACTACTCTATATCTGCCTTTGAAATGCCAGAACTGCGCATAGCCTTTGCCGACCGTCTGTTGCAGTGAGATGACCCTCTTATTCTGATATGTCATCCTTGATCACCACTGGTGTGACGTCCCTGATGTTGTAATTCTCAGTCAGGATCCCATATCTTTTGGCAAGAAGCTCTGCCGCTTTTAATCTCTCCTTTTCATCAGGAGTTTTCGATAAACGTCTTGCCTCAGAGCAGCCGTCACCAGTTCCTTCAACGACGACAATTTCAGACTCTGATTCTCCACGCAATACACTTGTTAGGTATTTGAGAACTTCAGCAGCGTCGGCAATACGATCATCCTCTATTTGTTTGAGTCTTTCGTCGATATACTCGCGAATGACAAGTTTTGACAAGTTTTCTGTTGCAATCCTGTTTGCTGTCTTGTGGCTATATCCCGCTTTCTTAGTTGCTTCAGTGGCATTGCCCAGCTCAATGTAGTAATCAGCAAATGCCTTTTGTTTTACTGTAAGCTTCACAATGCTCACCTGCCTTTTCTTATTTTACTTGACGCATCCTCCCGCCCTCTCTCTTATAGACATGTTGCTTTTCCATACATTCTTTAAGATCGTCAAATCTGCCTGCTATTACTACATGTTTGTGTCCTAGAGGGCAGGCTATGTATCTTCCTTCCTTCTCTGCTATGCAAAGTGTCTCTGTTGGCATGATAAACTCAGTACCGCATACAAGACACCTATAGGTAATATACATATCCTCACCATCTTTCTTTTATGGTATATGGCATAATAAAATCCCGTCGAGTTACAATCAACGGGATTTGCTTAGTTTTATATTTTTGGTTAATACTATCATAGCACATCATTTTGGCTTTGTCGGTATGTATTCAGTAGGTTTATTTCTAGCTGATATCTCTTTAATGTACTGATGGCTATAGCCTAGTTGATCAGCTATATCTTTCAAGGTCATACCCTTAATATCTCTAAGATATACAACTTTCTTATCAACACCGGACATAGCTTCTATCTTTTTTTCAATATCCTCTTTTGACTGCTTCATCATCTCGATAGTTGCTTCATATACTTTGATATGAGCTTCTATCTGGTATAACCTTAATAAATATTCCTCAAATCCAATGTTTGATGTTTTCTTTACCCTGGGCTTTGAATAGTCGATTCCACTAATATCTGATGGACCATATATACTAGCAAGCTGGTTCAGAGCTCTAATTTCAGCTTGATAAGCTCTTACTCTGCTTTTCCAGATCTCAATTTCATCGCATAATTCTTGATAGCTTTTGATTATCTCATCCGGCATTGAACTCCTCCCTTGAATAAATGTTCTATTGCACTTCATTGCCGTCATCGATCAGTACCATGACATACTTATTATCAATTATCTCCATTTTACCCTTGCCGTCGTACTCTTTGGTGATCAGAATTTTTTCTTTGAAGCAATTGAATGGAATCATAAGGCATACCATGATTTCCTCCATTCAACTTACTTGTTTTCTTACGATAATATCGAATACGACTCCTTCACCTGTCAATCGTAGTAGGTCTTTTATAGTTAGTCCTTCAAGTCTGATTAATATATCATCACCTTTAGATCTGCCACACTTGCATTGGCATTCTTCTGGTGTTGGATCCAAAAGTACTTCAGGTTCGTTTACTGATATTTCATCTATTTCGACTTCTGAGCCTTTTGCCATTTTAATTTCACTTTCTGTCACAATATGCTCTATTACTGCATCAGCTTTGTTTTCTTCTTCTCCAGGATGATAAACGAGCTGCCTGCTTTGCTCATCAATGGTGATATTGTATCCATTATCCTTGCCTCTTTGTTCTATGTCTTCCTTCAGCTTTGCTCTTAAATAATAGCTTAGCTCACTCTTATGGCTTTTCCCTAGCTTAATAATATCTAAATCTTCTTCTGGGTTTCTTAGTAACCACTCAAGACCATCCTCAATTAACTTATCCCATTGATCTTTCTTTATCTTCACGCTTTCATCCTCCTTGGTTTTCGCTTCTAATTCGGACAATGCTTCCCTTGCTCTGTTTTTAATGTCTAGGCCCTCAATATAGCAATCTTCTGTCATAATGTCGCCTTTCAATATGCTTTCTTTCCAGCCATTTTTTGTCACAACCAAGTAGTAATTATCATAGCACTTCAATATCTTAATCTTCTTTTTCCTGATCTTATTTCGCTTTGTAATGCAGAGTGTATATTCTTCACCTTCCCTTAAAAGATCTAATTTCCTTAATAGTGGTGATATGCCTTCATACTTGCTCATATAACTCCTCCATCAAATATTAGAATGGGATGTCCCTCTCGTCAGTTGGGTGAAATCCATCCATATCATAATCATTCATACTGCTGCCTGAGTCAGCTTTATCTCCCCACTCTAGAAAGCTTACCTGTTGAGCGACCACGTCTGTAGTGAATACCCTCTTACCATCTTTATCATCGAAGCTGCCTGATTGGATCCTGCCGCTTATGCCGACCAATCTGCCCTTTACTAAGAAGTTAGCGCAGTTCTCAGCCTGCTTGTTCCAGACTACTATGCGGATGAAGTCAGCAGTCGGTTGATTCTTAGATTCCATTTCTTGTCTTTTGTCCTTTGATAGCCCTTTGTCTACCGCTAAAGTGAATGTCGCTACTGCAGTCCCTGAATGTGGGATATATTTAAGCTCCGGATCTCGAGTTAAGCGCCCTATAAGCGATACCTGATTCATAATTATTCAACCTCCTCAATATAAACTTCAGCTCTTGGATCACCCAGGGTATAAAACTTAAGCACTCTAGTATCGAATATTTGACTATCATCGTCATATGCGAAGTTGTTCAGTGCATCTTCAATCGCCTTTAGACAATTTGAGGCATCAGGTTTTTTTGTATAGATCATGCCCTGAGCTTTAATCAGCTCCACTTGTTTTTTGCTGTAGCTTTTGGGTATCGGAAAAAACAGTATTACCTCCATCTTCAACGGACCCGCCAACTTGACCCCCTCTGCCTGATCCATGTAGCAATACTGAACCAGATTCTCATAGTTAACTGTTTTAGTTGGAGTATAAGTCCCATATTTACCTAATCTAGGTCTGCCTTTAGCTATAGGAACACCAGGGATCCTAAGCCTCACAACACCCTTACTCTGCTTAACGATATATTGCTCTATATCCTCATCCATCACAGTTTTATACTCCTCCATATCCTTGCCTCCTCATCCTAAAGTTATTCTCTTTACCCTTGACTTCATACAAGTGACCGTTACACATTTCAACTATCCTTGAACCTATTCCTTCATCAAATTCCAGTAGCTTTATAGCTGGATACTCAGAAGAGACGATGATCGGAAGTTGCTTGAAGTACCGATGGTTAATAATCTCGAAAATTATCCTCTTGTCAGCTTCGTTAAGATACTCTCCATTTGGGGTACTAACGACTGCATTTTTGTATAAGTCATCTATGAGTAAAACTGCAGCATTCTTGTACTTGTTGATCTCCCTGGAATAATCCTCGTCACTAGTCACAACTCTCTTGATCTTCGGGATATCTTCTCGATACTGCATGTACCTTACTCCAATATTCTTCTTCATCAACTCGTTAGCAACAGCGATTGTAAGATGAGTTTTGCCACTTCCTACCTGGCCTAGCAGAGCCAAACTATTGCACTTGGTTTTCTTGAGCCATTCAAAAGTGTTTGCATAGTCAATAGCTGTCTTATAAAGCGACTCTGTCTGCTTGCTTGTTGGAATGTAGTTGTCAAAGTTCTTCTGCAGGAAGCTTTCCGTGATCCCGCAGCTCTCAATGATCCTTTTATAGAGCTTAGCCTCTCTACACTTGCAAGGTTTCGCTGTATTGGTATCTAGATCATATATCCATTCCTCATCTTTACAGAACTCACACTCATACTCTGTTTGGATCAAAGTAGATGTGACTGAGGTCTGGCCAATTTGACTCATTATTCTTGATATCATGCTTTCCAAACTTTCCATTGGATCCCTCCTTATTTGCGTAATTGCCTTCTAGCACTTTTACGAAGTTATTCGGATTCATTAACCAGTCTAAGGTAGCTTTCCAATCTTTAGATTTACCTGTCAGAAAATCAGACTTTGACGCTTCTATTAGCATTGCTTCTACTTCCTCTAGGCTGTTGTCCTCTATCCTCTTATTGATATAAGTGATCCTTTGAGGAGTGAGCTTTTTTACTGATGGAAGCATAGGCAAATATCTATGATAAAAATCTAATACTTTTTGTGCGTTCTCCACGTACTCTTCTTTATTATTATTTAATTTACTTTCCTTTCCTTTCTTTTCTTTTCCTTTCCTTTCCTTTGTATCGTTTTGTAATACACTTGTATTACTTTTGTAATTCACTTGTATATCATCCTCATTATTTTGCTTATCCCATCTCTTACTAACGGCTTGTTTTCGCTTATCTTTAATGTCTTGTACCTTTTCCATCCTCCTACATAAAGACTCACTCCAAAAATAATCTCCTGCGATTTCAAATAACTCATATTGATTGATACAATCATCTATAAACTTATTTACTGTTTCAGTATCCAAACTCATCTGCATTGCAAGTGCTTTTATAGTGTATGGTTTTAGGCGCAATTTATAGTCTGACTCATCCCTTAATGTTTCAATAATGATCCAGTACATCCCATATCCTGCAATCCCATAATCTGATCTCATCGCTAAGATCTTCGTATCATTGCGAGCATTTGAGTCATGACTAAAGTAGTAAGCATCTTTCACCCTTTCACCTCCTAAGAGGGGTATTCACCCCTCCCTATTTCCCCCATGGTAGTTCTTCTTGCGGCGGTATATACTCATTATCATTAGTTTGTTCTGATTTCTTAGCTGTAGTCCTTTGCTTAGCTGGTTCTTCTGCTTTAGTAGCTTCTTCTGCTTTAGTAGCTTCTTTACTAGATAAAGTCATCACTGCTGCAGTCTTTATCTTCGCGTCATTGGCATTATCTGCAAGCCACTCAATATAGTCTGGAGCTTCAATAAATATCTGGGCAAGAGTCTTTCCCTTATGCTTGCCAAACCCAAGCTTTAATGCTTCTGCTTCCTGCTTTGTCATAGTCTTAAGCTCCTCAGCTTCAAATTGCACCATATCCTCAAGGTCCTGAGTAAAGATATTAGATAAGCTTCCCACAGTTAGGGCTGCATCTACCTGAGCTCTCTTCTTGGCCATTTTAAGACAGGTATTTCCTAGCATATACTTGTCCTGGTTCTCGCCTTCATACTTCCTCTCCTTGCTATTGCAGTGCCCCAGACCTTCTGTTATTGGTATATCTCCCTTTAGTAACGTACACTTGATCGTGTATGCAAAGAACCCTTCTTGATAGTCCTGTATCTTCTCGATTATCTCGTACTCACTTGATATTCCTAGTAGCATTAGTATCTTTTCAGCTCCTGGCTTCAACAAACTGGGCTTCTTGGAGCCCTTGAAAGATGCTCCGTAGTCGAGGTCTTCCTGTAGTGTTGCTTTGACTACCATTTGAAAATCAGAGATGCTCTTCATAGCTCCACTGATTTTATTTAGGCTTAATCCTTCGATCAGCATCATTGAGTTAGTTTCACTGTACTCGTTCATCTCCTAATCCTCCTTAAATTCTAACGTTGGCGCTCTTTCTATCACTTCAACGCCTTCGATTATTTCGCCAGTCTCTTCTAAAATTACGCTTCCACCTATAGTCTTTGTGGATTTCTTTAGATCTGCCCATTTTGGAGATTCCTTTACCTCGATAAAGCCGTTCATCTTGTTCTCTTTCAACCATTTGACTAAAACATCATTGTCTCTCTTAAACTCCGGAGCTTGGTACTTCTTGATGATCTCTCCGGAAGGTAATCTGTATTTTTCCATGGTCTTTGATTTTTTCTTGAGCTCCTCAGGGATCTCTTCGAAATACCTTAGAAGGTAGCTGTCTCTTCTTGTAATTTTAATTTCTTTTTCTTTTTTGACCTTCTCTAACCTTTCTTTAAGAATTTCAATTTTATTGGTCAGAGAAAGTTCAAATCTGTTGATCTCAATTAGATCTTCATTGACCTTGTCTATTAACCATTCAGCTTCAGCATCGGATTTAATTTGCCACACTTCTTCCTCTTCGTTATAAGGTTCTACCTCTGGCATTGGTTCTCTAGTTGAATATTTATTATGAAAATTGATCATCGTCTTTGCTTCTTCAGGTGTCCATTGCATTGCCATTTGCTATTCCTCCTTAATTTGTGGTATTATAATTGTGGTTGTGGTCCTCGAAAGAGGGCCTTTTTTATTGCTCATGATCTTCTAACAAGTTGCACTTGTCTTTGTTCTTTTTCATGAAGTAGAAACTAGCATCATTAGCCAGATTTGATACTGTTTCATCTAATACTGCTAACGCTGTCTCGTACTCTGCATAAACTCCAAACACTCTTCCATCGACTTTGACGTTGAATTTTTCTGCACCAAACCCTACTTCAATCACCTTGGGATCTGTTGAAATAATGCTTTTGTCCTGACTGACTATTATCATTTTCTCACCTCCTCCAAAATATAATCCTGGACCTGCATAACAAATAATGTGTTTGCTATACGTTTTTCTATTGGCTGAGGTGCTTCACTTAGCACATTTATAACTTCCTGAAAAGCCTTATTCAGCTCCTCCTTGTCTCCTCTTTGGATCCGCATCTCTAATTCACTCGGCATTGTCATCCTCCAGCTTGAATATTGTTGCCAGTTTCCTTCTCTTCCTCGCAGATGGTGTCTGGTACCACTTCAGAGTACTTACCTTTAACCCGGTTTCTTCAGCAATTTCCTTCAAAGTCCCTTCGGCTATAAACACATCTCCACGATAAAAGCCGTATACTTCCTCCTTCATATCAAGCTCCTCCATCCAAATAGCATTTGCTTAACCATCCATTCTCTTAGTGTGTAACCGCTGATCAATTTCTTTATTGAGTTCATCGAATCGCCACCTTTCTAGACTCTTTATACGTTCGCCATCGATTTCAAGCATTTCTAATATAATTTCAAACCGTCCCTCAATATGTTTATCAATGAGATCAGCCTTTCTACTTAGGGAGGCCACTGTAACTGATAAGTCAGCTAAACCCATCCAAGTTAAACCGATAATAATAGCAAATAGGATGTCGATCATTCAATCACCTCATGACATATAGAATACGGTCCTCGTCGAAATTGGTCATAATACTCGAACTGTTCCTGATTGTAAGGAAAAGCATAAGCGATATATTTACCTTTCCAGGCCTTAGCCCCGTATCTCTTTATAAACTTCTCCTGGGCCTCTTTGACGGTTTCAGCTTTGATTTTTACGTATCCGGCCTCGTACACATGACCTCTTGATCCAAATGTGAAGTACATCCACTCATTCTTCATTGACCATTGTCACCTCCAAATATTGCACCCCAAACTCTAGCGCTGCTTGATGACTATAAAAGAAAAGATCAATTTCATTTCCGTTAATAACACCGCCGATATCCTGGACAACCCTCTGGCCAAGGCCTTCAATCTCAACTACTGTCCCCAGTGGGAGCTTAGACAGATCAGCAGCTATTGTCGCTCCCTCATGGGCGAGATCCCCGGAGTAAGTGAAACCATCACTCCATTCGCCGCAGCATATTTCGCAGGGACAATATGCTGTAACCTTATATGTCTCTGACTTGCTCTGCCCCGCCTTGGCGATTGTTCGATGCTGTTCGACCTGTTCCTCGTCTTCGACCTTAAAATCATTTCTAGGCGATTCTGAGGCTTCATATCGATTCATGTAATCCTCATAAGTTATAACTTCATACTGTACTGCCTTTGGATCTTCCCCGGCTGCATTAACAACCATTGCAGTGAGAATTATAGTGATCAGGATAGTCATAAACCATATGCTTATAAGTCTCAATGGATTAATCCTCATAGCTAACCTCCAGCATCTCTTTTGCCATTGCCATAAACTTATTAATGATCTCTTGCTGCGCCTCTATTTTCTTTAGCAGCCTCTCTTTCTCCTTTTCCCAGTTTCTATCAAGGCCCATGTATTCATCTAGCCTTTCCTGGGTGATCCTATAGTCCGTACCTCCCTTGAAAGCGATCAGATTGCCTCTTTCTATCTCATTTCTGACTGTTACAGTTGAAGTACCAATGATCTTTGATACTTCGCCTGTCGTGTAGATCTTCATAGGAAGTCGCCCCCCACGTTCTCCTCCAGCCACTTATCAAGCTTTGAAATGATCGTTAGCCTTGTTCTGCCAAGTACAAGCACTGGGAACCCTTCTGCATGAGTAAGTTGTCTAGCTTTACCTTCACTTATATTCAACGCTTCAGATAATTCTTTGACTGTATAAGTCTTCTTAGCGATTTCTTTGTTTTGCTCCTTAAATACCTGAGTCAGGTCTCTTATTGACATGGTTTACCTCCTTGCTATTTCTGCTATTTCTACATCCTCCAGTAATTCAGATATATTTATTCCGAGTCCTTTTGCCAGTTTAATAACTGTACTTAACGCAGGGTCTGATACTGTTCCATTCTCGATGTTTCTTATATGACTATGAGATGGTATCCCACTTAATTCAGCTAATTTCCTATAGCTTAATTTCCTATCTTTTCTCAATTTTTCTATTTTCTTTCCAATTACCACTTAACTTCCTCCTTTGTATTGATATAATGTATTTGAAAGGACACACAACGGAAGGAGGTGAAACCTTGGAACATTACTACTTCAATGTAAATACTGATCGTAACGGGCGACATGAAATTCATACAGGTAAGTGTACATACTTACCTAGTGAAGCTAATAGGGAGTATATTGGTTTCTGTACAGATTGTAATGAAGCTATAAAAAGAGCAAAACTAAAACATCCCTATAAAGATTTCGATGGCTGCTTCTGGTGTAGCAGATCCTGTCATAGGGGCTAATACTTGGCTGAGTTACCGCTCAGCCTCTCCTCTTTCTATGACAGCATCTGTATAATACAGACTTGCTACTTCATCAACACACTCATAAATTTCTTGAAGTGTCATTCTATGCTCAATTGCAAAACTTGATAGTATATTAATAAAACATATATTTCTTTCTTTAACTTCCTTTTCAATCATTCTTCCTTCATTTGAATAAGCCTTGAACTCAATACTCCTCTTAACTTCCTTGCGCATCTCTAATCCCTCCTTGTTATTGTGTGTAAGTCTCATCAAGCGACTTAATAAACTCTGCTAACTCAGACTCATCCTCTATTGCATAAAACTTATCTATCAAGCCTTGTCCGTTCAGCCATCTTTCGATTTTGTCTATGCACTTTTCCGGATTCCATTGGTACGTTGGATGGTCATTGTACATTAATGATTTTGCATAACCATCTATGATCGCACTTCTCAAGGGTTCAGTTTTGCTCTGCTTAGCTTTCGCAAGTCCGACTACTCTAAGCAATTTTCCCATTGTCTTCGATCCAATCGAAACCTGGAAGCATTGACCTAAATCATTAAGGCTCACAAAGCCGAACATGTGCTCTGTCACTCTGTGCCTTTTGATCTCCATTTCCCTAAGATCTTCACTTCTGCTTTTAACTATTTGCATCTCCTCAGTTAGCTTTTCATGGTCTTCCTTTAGGTCCTGGAGGAACTTATGCAGCTGTTGATTTTGGATCGCCATGCTTTTATTGATGATGGCTTGTATCTGCTGAAAATCCATTCCTTCAAGATTCTGCTGCACTACCTGCAATTCATTAGTCATTGTAGATCACCTCGCTATCAATTATTTCTACAAAGTTATACTTACTCGGGATATACCTCTCCATCTCCTGACACCACTGGCTAACTCTGTCAACGATCTCTGAGAGATTTCTAATTACAGTTTCATCGGTTGATGCCTCGCTTATAGCCCGGCTGTATCTTATTGGTGCAAGCTCAGTCTTTAGGATGTTCTCAATCCTTACTACCAAGCCAGATAGTTCAGTTCTCGCCTTTATCTGCCTGCCTAAGTCGTCCTTTTGCTTACTGAGATTTTCTATCTGCTCCTTCAGCTCTTTATACTTCCTGGCCTCAGAGTCGTTCAATTTTACTTTGCGTTCTAAAAAGCTCTTCTCATTCCTTGTAACCTCAAGATCGTGTTCTTTCTCAAGCAGCTCTCTCTTCAGCTGCTCCATCTTCTTTTTCATCTCAATATAATCTGAAGGAACCTTCTCAATCTCTCTGATCTCTAACTTTGGTGGCTTGCTTTTAAGCTCCTCTACTTGCTTTTCAAGATCTTTCTTTGCCTTGATAGCTTCTCGCAGCTCTCTTGTAGTCATCTCGTCTATTGGTTGAGTGGCTATAAACTCCTCTCTCTCAGGTTCAGAAACCTGCGCTAAAGATAAAAGCTTAGTCATTCCTATGTTTGCTATTTGTGACATCGATGTCACAGAATAGTTTTCTGCTATCTCAATGAACCTATAAGTGTGGCGCCTGGAATATCTCAGTTCATTCTCTGCATACTCCTCAAATGAGCTGTAATTCTTTTCTTTATAGCTCTGAGTGTCTCTAATGGTCTTTAGCTCGTTGCCTATATTCCAGACACTCATTCCGACTAAGCTTTCATTGCTCTTGATGATCGCTTCGCTTTCCAGTAGAGATTTACTGCTTTTTATCTGCTGAATATCGTTCAAATTATCACTCCTTTGCCATTTCAAGAACCTTGCTGCTTTCTCTTAGTATTACTAGTAAACTAGCTTTTAACTGCTCATTTTCTTTCCTTATTCTTGCTAATTCAATTTCAAGTTTTCTCATTTGGATTGGTGAAAACTTATCAAGTTTTATGCCTTCCATTTCTTGTACATAAGATTCCGTAAATCTAGGTACAGGTATTTTTTCGCAAATCGATACAATCCCTTCCTTGATCCAGTTGTCAATTGTTCTTACAGATACTTGCCACCTCTCGGCCAACTCTCTTTTAGTTAATAGCTTATTTTCCATTTACTCTCCCCCACCTGAATTAGTTCTTTTCTGTTGTTTTCGAATTATTTCTTATGATACAATTGAATTGGAAGCTTATTGGTTGCTGAAATTCAACTTGATACCTTTAAGGACGGTGATTATATATCAATACAATAGAGGTATTAGCCAACAATTCACTATTTATCCTTGCTGCATCCATCACTTCCATCTTGGGGTTCATTTTGACTTTGTTTGTTTTTATTAGGACTGAAAATATTGATAAAAAACTTGAATTTATGTCCACTGCAGAAAACTATAATAAGGGAAAAAATGTGTATATTGAAAAGTTTAAGGGCCATAAATCAACAATTGATAATATTGGTCATAGCCGAGAACTGGTTAGTGACATTGTAGTTGACGTATACTCCTTTCTAGCAGAATACAAGACTGTCTTTACTTATATAGAGCTGCTTAAAATCAACTTTATAATTCTTAGATACTTGAAGTCTGATTATCAACATTTGAATGGCCATAAAATCAACCTACACCTAGCCTACTTAATTGGGCGACTATCAAAGGAGGAAAAACCTAGATGAATGATGAACTGTTAACAATAAACTTCTTAAAATCCTTGATCAAGAAAACTTCTTCAGGAAAACTGCAGTGGGAGTACTTGGATGAAGAAATTAATGATGATCTAGTTATAGAACTTGATCTTAAAGGTCCTGAAGGCCCTGATTTTGACACTGATAATGCATTTGCTATCCGTATGCCAGATCAGAATGTGAGTATAGTAGTTTATCGTGGTGATTTCCCTAACGCTATAGTTATGCACGTTGTACCAAACACCAAGAAGAATATCCTAACAATCCACGAAGCCATTTATATCGCTCTGTTGACAGAATTGCTTAATACTATAAAAAGGCAATTCCCCAGCCCATATGATTTCATGGAGCAATTTATCAAGGATTAGCTATAAACCATCTCATAAACTCTTCAGGCGATATTTGTATTTCATAATTTATTCGATATTTAAGTGACTCGGTGTCCTGTAATGTCAATTTACTGTATGCTGAGTCAAATTCTTTATCAACGGCTACCTTTAGCGCATCCCATTCTGAAGGGTTCAGACCTATTAATAGACTAACAAGTTGATTTACTTGTTCTTGAGTTAATATTGTTCTCTCCACTAACTCTTACCTCCCTGGTGTTAAATAATTTGGTAATTCAGTAAATACAAAACAAAGGAGAAACTGACATGAGACTAACCAAAGACCAAATAGAAGCACTACGATATTCAGCTCTGGATGATTCAACAAAGATCATCAGATACCTGGAAGAACAAAGAATTAAGCAGAAAAAGTATAATCTGATCATTCTTCTATTGACTACCGCAGGGGTTATAGCTTCTTTAATCGCTGCTATTACCGGAGTCATTATTCTGCTTTACAAGTAGTTCTTTTATTTCTCTTATTTCTCTTAAGCACTGGCATAGGAGCATTGTGTATGCGTCCCTTTTCTGCTCTGCGTACTCTTCTATTAGATCTAGGCCTTTACCTTGTATTCTCATTCTTCTCACTCCCTTCATGTGTTTTATCCCTGAGTTAGGGTATTTTTAATGTACTCATTCTTGTTTTGTAATACATGTTTTACGTTTTGGGCAAAAAAATATCATTTACCGACACTTTAAACACTTTTGATATACCGAGAGCTACTTCGAAGCTTGGGTTTTCGCCTTTTTCAATCCTGCTTATAGTCTGTCTAGTGGTATTTGCTTTTTGTGCAAGTTCTTCCTGACTCATTTTATTCCTAGCTCTTAACTCTCTGACTATGTTTGACACTTGTAACACCCCCTTTACATTTTCATTGTAGCACCAGCTTTACATTGTGTCAAGTATGTTTACCATAAATAATTGTATTATTTCTAGCAATATGTAAAATATGTATTACAATGTAATTAAAGGGAGGTTTTTATATGAATCTTCAGAAATTAGGGATTATATTAAAAGAAAAGCGTTCTGAAATGGGACTCTCATTAAGGGATGCTGCAAATTTGGTTGGTGTTAGTCATACATACTTGTCAATTCTCGAAAAAGCAAAAGATCCTCGCTCGAGCTCGCCTATTGTTCCGACAATTGAGACCCTTCAGATGATTAGCAAAGCCTATAACATAAATACAAACATTCTCTTAAATCTAGCTGGGTATGATGATATTGCTATTAAGAAAGATAAGAGTAATACCCGTTTTGAAAATATTCATGAGTTCACCACCCCAGAGGAAGCAATATCCTTCCTCCTATCCCAGGAAGTCATAATGGGTTTTGGTGGCTTCGATATAGATAAGTTATCTGATGAGGATAAGATCCAATTTGCCAATGAGCTTCTAGGCCAGCTGAAGTTGCTAAGTTATAAGTATAAGAAATGAAAAATGGAGGGTCGAAATGAATTATAAGCTAAAGGACAATCGGGAAGATTTCTTAAAATTCAAAGAAGATGTTATTAAAAAACTAGATGAGTTTCTGGACCAATTACTAGACGAATCTAGTCCTTCATATGAATCTAATTATAAGCGCTGCGTTAATCTTACTTATTGGCTCAAAGACTATAGAAATATGCTAAATAGAGAAAAAGGATTTAGTCCTAGATATCTTCCAGTTTATAATTATGGCACCATAGTATACGTAAGCTTGGGATTCAATGTTGGTAGCGAACACGGTGGTGCTCATTATTGTGTTGTATTGAATAAAGATGACGACAAATCCTCACCGGTTCTCACAGTAATGCCCCTATCATCAGTAAAAGACGGGGTGGATCCCTTGGATTTACATAAATATGAATTGTACTTAGGAAACGAAATGTATAATGCACTCAATCTGAAAATAAAAACTATGATGGCCTCGATAACGGATCGTGTTAAGGAACTTCAGGAGAGATTTATTTCAGCTGAAGATACTGAGAAGGAGAATATAAGAAAGGAAGCTCGCGAGCTTAATGCTGAACTACAGTACTGCAAGGACTGCATCGATAAATCAGAAAGCTTAAAACCAGGTAGTTGCGCTCTTTTGAATCAAATAACTACAATTAGCAAAATGAGGATCCTGGAACCTACTAAAACAAAATCGCCATTGTATGGAGTCAGTTTGTCTACTTCGACTATGGATACAATAAGTGCGCAGGCTAGAAAATATTTTCTATAGATGTTGACTTCTTACTCAACACAGGGTATTATTATTGTACAAGGTGAGTAATTCACCACTACAATAATGACAAGTCACCGACGGGTGACACTACCAAGAGACTCTGTGTTGAACAGAGTCTCTTTCTTTTTTGGGTTTATATCAGAGGACCCAATTAAGCCGACATCTCAGTTATATTAAAGAGATTGCGACAACTATGAGGCTGTTTACTGCTACTCTAAACAGATTCAGAGATTCAAGCAGCCGTGAAGCTGTTTTTGGTCAGCATCAACAGATTGACAGTTTTGGTAGTCCGTTAAGCTGTAGTAAAAATAACTAAATATACTAAGGAGGAATCAAGATGAATTTTGAAGAACAAATCAGGAGCTTTGCTAAGAGGACAGAATCAATAATGGGTGGTATCCAAACAGAGGAAGCCACCAAAACTTCTATCATCATGCCTTTGTTTCAAATTCTTGGTTACGACATATTCAATCCAGCTGAGTTCACTCCGGAGTATACTGCTGACGTCGGGATTAAAAAAGGTGAAAAAATAGACTATGCTATCCTAAAGAATCAAGAGCCAGTTATTCTTATAGAATGCAAATCTATCAAGGAAGAGCTTGCAAAACATGACTCGCAATTATTCAGATACTTTGGTACAACTAAAGCTAAATTTGCTATCCTTACTAATGGTCTTATCTATAGGTTTTATACTGATCTAGATGCACCTAATAAGATGGATGAAAAACCCTTCTTAGAAATCAATATGATAGATCTTAAAGATGCTCAAATTCCAGAGCTTAAAAAATTCCATAAAGACAATTTTGATCTAAACCATATAATTGATTCAGCTGCTGAGCTAAAATATATGGGAATAATGCGTGGGATCCTCAAAGAAGAGTTTACTAACCCTACTGATGACTTTACCAGATATATAATTGGCCGTGGTGTTTATGATGGAGTTAAAACTCAGAATATAGTCGATAGATATAAGCCCATACTTAAAAGGTCTCTTACAGCATATATAAATGACCTGGTAAATGAGAAAATCCAGACTGCTCTAAAGAGTGACGAAAAGGAAGATACCATTCCGGAAGTAGTTCCCGATGAGGAAATTGCTGATGATGATACTGAAGCTCTGAATAAGGTTCATACAACTGATGAAGAGATTGAATCCTACTACATAATAAAATCGATCCTGAGGGAAACTATTGACCTTTCAAGGCTATCCTATAAAGATACTGTGAACTACTTCGGAGTAATTGTAGATGGTAAGGTAACTCGTTGGATCTGTCGTTTGAATATAAAAGATAATAACAAGTCAATTATAATACCGAATGAGATAAAGGAATATGTTAAGTATAGTCTGGAAAGCTTAAATGATATTTATAAGTTGTCAAGCTTGCTGATCAATAGAGCTAATCAGGTTAAGTAAAGATGGGAGGGTCGGCATGCAGAGAAAGGTTGAGTTTTATTCTATAGATTTTTCTTTCCTCCCAGTAAAAAGAATAGGTAAATCTGAGGAACAGCTTAAAAAAATGTTTGTTGAGATTATAAATCAAACAAAGTTTCCAGTAGACCCTTATGAAGTTTCTTACAACGAAAGCAATGAATCAAGAGTTAATATTGAAATAGTTGAATCCAATGATGACTATTTATTTGGTATAATCTCAAAAGTTGAGGACTTAAAAAATGGACCTTTGAAGAGAATAAAAGGGAAACATATCGATGACATCCTTGATTCTACGTTAGAATCCATCGGATTTACTTTGGAAAACTATACTTATTTTTATTTTTGCAAAAATGATTTATATTGTTCAGTAATAAGTAATTCTAAGGCTCCAAAGTTTAGAGGACACTTTCAAGCATTTTTGAGAGAACACATAAAGAATGAAATGATAGAGGAAATAAACGTTTATCTAGTAATTGATGACAAAATAGAGCGTAAAATTAACAGAGTACAAAACATCACTAACTTAAACATAATCTTTGATGATACTTCTAGCCTAGGGCAGGAACTATTGGAGCTTGATAAGGCATTCTTATTATCCCAATCATCCTTAAGAAGAGCAAAGGTTAGTATAGATTTGCAGACTATGCCTATAACTGAAGATACTAAAGGGATATTTAGAAAAATAAAAGATAAAGTCATTGGAATAGAGAAGTTTGAATTATCCGGATTTGATAACCAGGAAGAAAGTATTACTATGGAGCTAATACAAAAGATACTTGTTAAAAGTGTGAACATACCTATAGATGATACTCAACTAATAAACATGGAAGCTATTGGAGAAATAAAAAAAGCCCTTAAGGGCTCTTTAGATATTATTTAGAAATACTTGAAAAGTGACTTATCCTGAACAAATAGTATGAGCTCAAAAAAGTTTCAGATACGCCAATTATGAAAAAGAAGCTTGTGTAATTGGGGTCTACCCTGAACATGCCTATAATCATAGCTATTAAAAATGACAATATGCCTACAGTCATTGTTCTATAAACAATCTTTAGATAACCACTCTTTGATAATTGAGCCGTAAATTTATTATCAGGTAGAGAGATCATGATCCCCATGGAGGTAAAAAGAAATCCAGCTAATATACCTGATAGATTGATTACATTTGATATAAATATTTCATCGAAAAGATTCCTTTTATTCAGGGATTTTGTAACAATAAATCCTATGACTGGAGCGACAATGTATGCAAATCTAACTCCTAACAACTTCAAACTCTCAACCTTGTTTTGAATGGATTGTGAGTACATCATAGCTATCCCCTCCATATTAAGAAGTATACCACATAATAAGTATTTTAAAACACTAACTTAGCGAGGTTAGCACATGAATTTTAATTGGATAAATAACTACGTAGAAGGTATTGAAGAATACTGCAACTCAAGGGATCCTGCAGAAATTTGCAGGTCCCTTGATATAGAAATTTGCCATATAGACCCAAATAGCTTCCTTCTTAGAAACACTGAAGCTATTTATATCAGGAGTTATCTTGGCCAGGAAATAATATTTATTAGTAACGACCTCCCTTATCTTTATGAGAAGTACGTTCTAGCTCATGAACTTGGCCATGCTATACTCCATCCCGATATAGACATTGCAACCTACTCGAGCAAACTGCTTAATAAAGGTAAGCTTGAAAGACAAGCAAATTATTTTGCTACGAAGCTTTTAGACATCCGGATCAGCTCCTCCACCTTCGAAGGGTATTCAGTAGAGGAGATTGCTAAGGAGTTATTTGTTGCAGAAACAAGTATTGAGTTTGCACCAATTTATTAATAAAAGTAGTACGATTATATTTTTTTACATCATAATCGAACATGTGTTTGTATTACTGTTATAATATTGTTGTAGTAATCGGACAAAAATAGGATTAAAATAATTAATACGAAGGAGGTAATCCATGGCAAAGAAAAGATCCAAGCTTAATGGAGAAGGCACACTCTACACTGAGCAAAGAAATAACAAGCCCTATTACCGTGCTATGGTTACAATCGGACGTGACAAAACGGGTAGATTAGTAAGAAAATCAGTAGCAGGTTATAACAAGGATGAGGTACTAAGGAAGAAACAGGAGCTAGAGTACAAAAGTAACGTAGGCTTAATTACAGTTGATGACAAAATCACACTGCAGGATTGGTTTGAGTTATGGCTCTTTGAGTTCCGTGTCAATGACTTGAAACCATCTAGTTTTGAAAGGTATGAGGGAATCCTTCGAAACTACGTTGAAGGTACTAAGCTAGGAAAAACAAAACTTTCTGAACTAAGAGCTGTAGACTTCCAAAGGTACTTTAACGACCTAAGCGCAAATGGTACGAGCCCATCTACCCTTGCTACGGTCAAGAAATTCCTTACTTGCTGTATGAACGGTGCTGTAGAACATGAATATGTAGTTAAGAACTACTGCTCTGCAGCGAAGTTGCCTAAACAAGAAAAAAGGGACAAAGAGGAAGAAGACATTGACTTCTTTACCAGGGAGGAACAAGAAGCTTTCCTAAAAGCAATCAAAGGTCATAAGTTTGAGTTAGCATTCAAGCTCAACCTTGGTACTGGTCTAAGACTTGGTGAACTGATAGCTCTTAAGTGGACTGATATTGACTTCATCAATGGCACCTTGTCAGTAAACAAGGCACTAAAGATAGTGGCTCTAATTGACAAGGATCGTAAGCGTACCACCACTCTACTCGAGCAATCGCCAAAAACTGAAAGCAGCTATAGGACTGTTCCTGTCCCCTCTAACATCATGAAGGATCTTAAGGTCCACTTGAAAGATCAAGACAAGTTCAAAAAGGACAATGATACGTTTATAGACAATGACTACTTGTTCTGTGAGAAAAATGGTCAACCTATAGATCCTAAAAAGCTCCCTCGCAATTTCAAGTCAGTACTCTCTAAAATGGGCATGAGAGACATGAAATACCATTCAATAAGGCACAGCTATACTACAAGGTTGTTTGAGGCTAATATCCCCGTTAAAACCGTCCAGAAACTACTTGGTCATAAAGACATAGCGACTACAATGAACATCTACACCCATGTCACAGATGACATTAAAACAGAAGCTGCAGAAAGCATTAATAAGTTATTTGACAGCATGATGTAG